TTAGGCGAATATAGGGAGATTAAAAATAACGTCAGGTATCCGATGGAAGAAATGATAAAAGAATATGGAATAGCACATTTTTTGACCAGTATATCTTATATGTTAGCTTTGGCAATTTCCCAAAAACCCAAAAATCTGTTTCTTTTTGGTATAGATATGGAGTTTGGTGTTAAAATCGAATATTTACGAGATGAAAAGGGTTGTATAGAATATTGGCTTGGGGTAGCTGTTGGTCGAGGAATAAATATTAATTTAGCGCAAGAATCGACTTTAATGAGACGAAAAAAAAGAAATAATTTTTATGGATTAATCGTTAAAAAAGGCGAAAACAAGGAAAGTCCTTCAACAGTACTCGAACCTCAGTATTTATGGGGAAAACCAAAAAGTGCATTAAAATATAAGATAGTAAAAATGGGAATCAATATATAAGGGCAAAAGAAAAATAAAAATTAAGGAGAAAAAATGGAAAAAACAAAAAAGGTCGTGGAGTTGGCCGAAAAAGAACTCCAAGAAGAAGAGGAACAAAAACAAATAGACTTAGTGAAAAAAGCAATTAAAAAAACATTAGAAGCAATCAAGGTAAAAGAGGAAAAACGTACCAAATTAAACAAAGAAATCAAAACTTTAAAACAGGATATGGATAACATCAGGGCTGGGAGATTAGACTTGATTGCTGAACGTCAAGAAAAAGATGATGAGGCGAAAAAAACTTCGATAATCGAAGTGATAAAAGAAGTACATCATCATCATTATGATTGGTATACACCATATCGAATAATAATTAATGAACCATACTACAAATATCCCAATTCAGGTTATTGGACAACTTATTGTGGTAGTACAACGGCAGATTTAACTTGTTACAATACAACTACTTTGACAAATTCCGATAATTTAGATGTAACAGCTGCAGATTATATCAATTGTAGCATCGCAAAAGATTCTTATGCGGGAACATACCAATTAGATGATGGTGCTTGTGTAACGTTAACGTAAAATAAAATCTCTTTTGCCCTTATATATAAGGAGAAATTATGAAAGATTTATTCAAAGCAATATATGCAAAATTTACAGGTAGCACAGGAGCAGATTTGTAAGCCAATTTAACGGGTGGGTTGCACAATACACAAGCTCCTCAAGATACTGATTATCCCTATGCTGTATTCTACCTAATAAGCGGAATTCCGCATTGGACTTTTGACAATACAATGGAAAATGTAATTATTCAGTTTACGATATATGACGACAATTCAAGCGTTGAAAATGTCAGTGATTTGTACGGATATCTAACGGATTTATATGACTGGACAATTTTAGATATAGATAATTACCATTCAATCTATATGCAAAGAGAAACAAGCAGTTTGATGAAAAGTTCAGATATCTGGCAACAGACAGTGGATTATAGAATAGAAATTGAAGAGGAGGCATAAATGCCAAAAAATTTAGAATTTGTTAAAAATTTAGATAAAATTATAATCTTGGCACAGGGACCAAGCTGGTATCAGTGCCCTTATGCAGAAGGAGAGACTCCCGAAGGGACAGAAATTTGGGGTTCGAATGTAATCTACAGAGACCATCGGGCAGATAGAATATTTTTTGGGCATGACCCCAGATATGCGTTTTTAGACGATGACTGGAATGCTTTTGAAAATATAAATAAGGCAGGATTCCCGATTTATGTTAATGGAATTTTTAAGCCCTTAAAAAATAGTTCCCCTATTCCTGTAAGAGAAATTTTAGATGAATTTAAAGTTGGATTTTTCTTAAATGTTATTGCTTGGATGTTGGCAACGGCAATTTTGCAAAAACCAAAAACGATTGATCTTTATGGAGTGGATATGCGACCAGATGCGGGGGGAGAAACTTATGCAAACGAAAAGGGTTCTGTTGAGTTTTGGTGTGGTGTAGCAAATGGGAGAGGAATCCCAATAAAAAATACCAAAGAATCTTATGTTATGAAAAGTAAACAAGAGGGAAATTTCTCTGGTTATAAACCAAAAGTTCCCCAAAAGGGATTATATTCGTTATTGCCTGAACAAGATCGGAATTTAATAGGAATAAAGCAATATGTAGTAATGCCCGTTGGGGACGAATATTAAAAAAGGAAGGAGTGATTTAAAATGGCGGAGACAAGCGGAATAAAAGGAGATGTAAATTGTACTGGGGCAGATACTTCTGTGCATAACTGGACGCTAAGTTATGCTGGAGATACATTAGAGACTACCGACTTCGATGATTCTTCAGGTGGCAGAAGTTATATTGCAGGAATAACTAACTGGAGTGGTAGTTATGATTGTTATTATGATACAGGGAATACTAAAGTACCAGGCAATACTGGGACAATTATCTTAAGAACGACAACTGGAGATAGTGCACTATTTACTGGATCAATAATAATTACCGGAATGGATGTTGGTGATCCAGTGGATGGTATAGCTACTCAAAGCTATACTTTTCAAGGGACTGGTGTGCTAGGTACTACAGTATAAGAAGTAAAGTATTTAAAAAATATAGTTGGAAAATAATATATTTTAATGAAATAGAAGTTGAAGAGAAAAATATATTAAAAATAATTGGTGGTGATTAAAATTACAGAGATTAGCGGAGAAAATGGGGCAGTATATTATAATGAAGAATTAGAAGATTTGGCTACTACAGGTAATCTGACCTTTAGTACCGGAAAGACTATAACTTCAAGTGGGAATGCCTTAAATTTTGAGACTGAAGGATATGTTGAGGGGATGCTGGTTACGGTTTCAGGCTGCACTACTTCGGCAGGAAACAATGGGATATTTACTGTTGCATCCGTGGCAGATGGGGTTATGACAGTTGAGGAAGCAGTGACAGCAGCAGCTCCCGAAAATGGGGCAGTTAAGTTTATTGAGGCTGAACCTGGAATTGAAGTGCTTGGATTTTACAACTGGACTCTTAGTTATGCTGGCGATGCACTTGAAACAACCGATTTTGACGACTCATCTGGGGGCAGGAGTTACATTCCAGGGATAACAAGTTGGACAGTCACAGCCGAAAAGCATTTTTTAGACGATGTTAGGGAAACCGAAGATTGGGTTGGAACGGCGGTAGAAATTAGATTATATATAAATTATGTAATTACCCCTTCTACAGGAGACCCATCTCAATTTTGGGATGGTGATACTGTGGTTACGGGATTTGATGAAACGACCCCCGTAGATGCCCTAATTAATCAGAGTATAACTTTTCAGGGTGATAAAGCTTTGGCGTTAAGAACACAGACAAAACCTTGGAATGAAGGAATTAGTTAATATAATTTAAAATACGATTAGTACATAAAAAGGAGAAAAAAATGGTTGATGATAAATTAGAAAATGTAGTTGGCAGTGGTATTGCTATCGATATCAAAGGTAAAGAATATAAGTTGGGAATTTTTAATATGAGGGATTTAGCAGACTTCAGGCAATACATAAAAGGACAACAGATTAAGGTAGTTCAAGGCAACGTGGAAAATAGTGCTGAAAGGATTGAACTGATAAATAATATATTACAAAGTGACATTAACGAAACCAAAGAATTGTCCACTATGGACGGAATTTCATTTATGTTATACAAATCTTTGCAAAAGTACCAGCCAGATATTACCTTAAAAGAAGTAGACAAGTTAATTGATCTTGACAATATTGCCGAAATATCTGCAGCTATAACAAAAATAGGTGGGCAAGTAAAAAACCCTCCAAGGGGAGCAAAGAAAAAATAAGCTGGGGAACAGCCTTTGCTCTCTTGTCAAGATATTATGGATTTTCAATTGCTGAAATCGGTGATATGTCGATGTATCAATTTCATTCGTATTTGAACGAAATACCAAAAGTTGAAAAAATATTTTCAGGCAAAAAATCAGATGATAAAAAGCCTTTAAGTGGGAAGGAATTAGTTTCACGGGCAAAACAAAAGGGGCTAAGAACCCCTAAACATTTTTAAATAGGTGGTGGATTAAAATTATAGTAGGTGAGGCATGGGTCGACATAGGCGTGAATACAGCTCCTTTAGCAGCAGGGCTAACTAAAGCGAAAACAAATGTTGCTGCTTCTATGAAAAAAATTGGCAAGAGCATGACTATTGCGGGTGCAGTTATAGTTGCAAGTTTTGGAATGGCCATTAAAACAGCAGCACAGTTTGAGCAATCTATGGCAAATACGGCTTCTGTTGCTGGGGCTACAAGTGAAGAATTACAAAAAATGTCTGATTATGCCCGAAAAATGGGCGAGCAATCAGTGTTTTCTGCAAGTCAGGCTGCCGATGCTATGTACTATTTGGCATCTGCTGGTATGAATACCAAAGAAATAATGGGAGCATTAGAAGGAACTTTAGCCTTGGCGGCTGCAACACAATCTGATTTGGCCTATACTTCTGAATCTGTTGCAGCTTCATTATCTCAATATGGTTTGGCCGCTGATGAAGCTGGGCGTGTTTCAAATGTATTTGCTGCTGCAATATCAGGTTCACAAGCCACAATGGAAAAAATGACAACTTCAATGAGTTACGTTGGCCCAATGGCAAAAAGTATGGGAATGACCATTGAAGATACTACTGGTATTCTCATGAATCTCTATAATGCTGGTTTAGACGGTTCGAAGGCAGGAACTTCTTTACGAATGGCCTTCGTTAAATTACTTCAACCTACAGAAAAAGGGACAGAAGCATTAAAAAACCTTCAAGTTGCCGTTAAAGATAGTGAAGGGAACATGCGACCTTTCAAAGATATTATAGATGATCTGGGTGTAGCTGGAATGACCA